ACCCGGTGTACTCCGGGCACGGGGTGATTGTCGATTAAATCACCCCACCATGTCGATGAACGTCGTGATCGCGTATCCTATCCCGTACAGGATCGCGATGCCGATCGGTGTCCACGCGGCGTAAACGGCGACGGTTCTCATCATGAGAAGAACCTGTGTCCGATCTGCCATATCACCGTCGCCGAGAACATGCCGTCGACCGCGACCATCAATTCGAGGACGCCGGGCTCGGAGCGACGACGTTTGCTATCCGCGTAAAGCAGGTTGTAAATCAAGACTGCGACCATCCCATCCTCCCACCGTAGGCGGTATATCTATCAACTGCGATCCGAGCATCACCGCGACGTGATCCGCCCATGGTGCCAGAATTACTTGGTACGTTCCGTCCGCATTTCGCAACGCTACGGCGTTGCCCTGCAAAGTCATACCCATAACGGGACGAAACGCGATGCGCCGCCAGGTCAGGTACGTCATTGCCAGGCGATCGAGCCATTTAGTCATCATCTTCCACCGCTCCAAATGATCCACCCGTTGATAGCTTTGCCTGTTCGCGCCCGTCTTCGATCGGCGCCAGCACAAAGCCGGAAGACTCCTTCTTCCACAGCCGCTCCGGATCGTCCTTGTCGCCGAATATCTCGACGAACTTCTTTTTGCCGATAGACTTCTCAAGCTGCGTCAGCGACAGCAGCTTGGGGTCCTTCATGTAATCGTCTTCGCTGAACCCTTCGAGGTCGAGCAGCGCTACGATCTCGTCTTCCGTAGCCGTGAACTTGCGATACGCGCGCTTGTCGACGATCTTGGTGCCATCAGGCACACGACCTTCCATGGCCTCGCTGTGAGCGTGCTGAAGCACGCGCCGCACCCACCCTTCGATGATGTGGGCTTCTCGAACGACACGCCCCAGCTCTGCCGGGGTCATCTGCGTAGGCTTGGGCATATCAGCTTCCGTTATCTCTTCGGCCGGCCTGACGCCGGCAGTCTCCAGGACGTACAGTCTCAACGTCGGACAGCAGTGTGCGGCCGGGCAGAACTTGCAGTGATCTCCGGCGATCAACGGCGCGTCAGGATCGTCGGTCGCCGCGGCGCGCTCGATCAGCTGCCCTTCGAACACGGTCAGATCGAGTGCTTCTATCTCGATCGTTCGGACAGGCCCCTCGCGATGGAATGCGCGCGGCTGGATGATGACGCACACGACCTTGTCGACACCTTCGATCTCGAACAGCTTGGCAGCACCCACCCCGTAGGTGAGAACCTGCTCGTTGTCCTCTACCTCGACGACGTGGCCGCTACCGTACTTGTAGTCGAGAACGATCAGCGTCTTGGTGCGGCGCTTGTAGATCAGGATGTCGCCGGTCCCGAAGAGCTTCGGGTGTATCCAGCTCATGTCGAGCCTGGTCTCAAGCATCAGCTCGTCACCGTCGACCCGGCTGTAGTATTTTTCGATGGTGTCGATGGTGAGCTGACAGCCCTCGACCATTTCGGAATCGATCTCGAAGAAGCGCTCGCGGTCGATCAGATAGGGGTGACCTTCTTTCAGGAAGGCCGGCTGCCCCTCGGACGGCTGAAGATCGACCGCCCCACCTTGCCAATCCAGCGGATCGTAGCCGTTCGAGATGATGAACTCGTTGAACTCGTGCGCGGCGGTGCCTTCGAGCGCGAACACGGTGGACTTGTTGTCCTGGCCCTCCGACATGGCGACGGACCCCGCGCAGATCATCCAGCGGGATGCCGCCGAGGGTCCGAGCTTGCTATGCGATCGGCTGGAATGGGCCTGTGTCAACTTAGAGCCTCGTCGTCTTCTGCGCTGAGCACGGGCGTGTGCCAGTGATCCTCGGGAACGCCGGCAGGTTGAAGGAAGCCGCAAGCGCAGATGTCTGCGCTGCGCTCGTGATGCGTCTTGGGCCAGCCACACGCGAGAACCTTTGCCTCGCGCTCATAGAACTCGCGAGCCGTGATCTCTTCGACCATCGGCCCATCGGGCATCGGGTGATCCGCGCCAAAGAACCCCCGACGCCCCGTTTCTACGTCTTCCCAAAATCCGCGATGACTGCCGCTCATGCTGCCTGGCGGACCGGAGGCATCTGCCGCTTCAGTTCGCGGATGATGCGATTGACGACGCGCGAACGCGGCGGCTTCATATCGCGATAGAAATCGAGCATCGCGGCAACGGCTATGGACGGCTGCGCAAGCACGCCGGCATTCACCAGAGCGCGGGAGGCAGCCTCGCGTGCAGCGTTGGCGAGCTGCGCGCGACCTTCCAGGTTGGCCTTGGTGTTCGCCTGCTCCCAGGCGTTCCAACCGAAGAAGCGAGTCTGCTTCGCGGCGGGGCTCACGTAATTGTTGCGGCGAGCGCCGCGGTAGGTCGCTGCTTTACGCATGGTGCCTCCGAAGGAGTGGGGCGCCCCGCCCTGTGAAGAAGGGCCAGGGCGCTAAGGGTTACTTGCCGGCCTTGGCGAGCAGCTCGCGGCACTTCGCGGCGACGGCGCCGAGATTCTCTTCGGCGATCTCGCTGAGCTTCTTGGACTTGCCCTGCTCCTGCACGATCTTGGAGATGATCGTCGCGTCCTTCGGGTACGCGGCCTTCACTTCGAGCAGCAGCTTCTTGGCGTCTTCCGCCGTGACGGCTTCCTCGCCGGACCCGTCGACCGATTCCTCTTCGGTCTCGCCGAGCGCTTCGGCTTCCGCCTTCGCGGCGGCTTCCTTCGCGGCCTTGTCGGCGGCAGCCTTGGCGGCCTTGTCGGCGGCCTTCTTCTCGGCTGCGGTCGGCGCCTTCGGCGGGACGACGGTTGCGTCACCGCGGAGCTTGGCCTGCTCGGCGCCGGTCAGCGGAGCTTCAGCTCCGATAGACGCCGTCTGGTAAGACGCAGCGGAGCTGGTAGATGCCAAGAACACTTCCATCTTGGCTTTGAGAATTTCGACCGTTTCGCCCTGGATGGTGATTGAGAACATGGTAGTGGGGTCTCCGTTGGGGTTGAGAGGTTACGCGTCTGACATTGCGGTCAGAGTTCGGTTGTCTGGCCGTTTTCGTCCAGCTCGACGACTTTCAGCCCAAGCGCGACAGCGGTCGCATGCTCGGCGGTGGCGCCCTTGCTGTTGCGCCAGCCAGGAAGAAGCGCGATACCATCGGCTTCGAGCGTGATGAACTTCAGGTCATCGTAGAGCGCTTCGCGAAGATTGAAGCCGTGCTGCTCGGTCGCGATCTTCTCGTCGCCGGTCGCATTGCCCTTCGAGATGTCCGTGCCGTGGCGTTCATTGTCCTTCGCGGCCGGATTGAACACGTAGTGTCCGCGGCTCTTCAACCAGGCTGCCGCCGCGTTGAACGCGGGGAAATTGAACTCGGGGATGCCACGCATCGGCCCCGCAACGTAGAGCTTCATATGTCACGTTCTCCATTGATGGTAGACGTGTAATCTCACACGCCCGACATCTTCGTCAATTAAATAGCCGCCGGGTGTCCGACAATTTCCGCTCGCAGGCCGCAATGATCTGCTCGTCGAGCGATCCCACCAGCACTACGAAGCGGGTGAACTTCGGCTCGGGGGAGTTCATGTTGAAGATACGCGAGCGAGCCTGCTCGTTTTCATCCCCCACCCAACTTTGTTCGACGAACATGACGTCGTTCGCGGCGCTGAAGTCGAGGCCGACGCCCATCGCCGTGAGCTGCCCGACGACGACCCGGCATTTCGGATCGGTCATGAAGCGCTGCTTGATGCGTTGCTTCCTGGCGTCGGTGGTGCGGCCGTCGAAGGCCTCAACCCCAAAGTCTTTCAGCCCGCGCCGGAGCGCGTCGATCACGTCGTGATGGTAGGCGAACAGAACGATCTTCGAGCCGGGCTCGGCTTTCAGTTCCTCAGTCACGAGGTCGATCACACCTGGGACCTTCGCCAGGCCGAACGTTCGGCGCAGGCCGGCGACGTGCTTCTCCTGCCGGGCAAGGGCCTTCAGCGGATTCGACGATTGCATTGCCTGCGCCACGAGGCGACCTTGCTCGGACTGCATAAGCGAGTCCAGCTCGCGCTTGTCGGTCTGGTTGGCGCGCACGTAGACCTTTGAAGGCGGCAACATATCGCGCCCGAACACGCTGGTGCGCGTACGGCGAATCACGAAGTCGGCCAGCTTTTGCTTCAGTTCTTTGTAGTTCTTCGAGCCGGCGATCTTCACTCCGAACGGCGTGTTGATCATGCGGCAGTATCGGTCGCGGAACGTCGACCAACTCATCGGCTTGCCGCGGCCGTTGTCGATCAACTCCGGTGCGAGCGCCCGGAGCATCGGCCACAACTCAGTGGGGTTGTTCGGCATCGGGGTGCCGGTCAGGCAGAACACGTTGGTCGCGAACTCGGCGAGCCCGCCGATCTTGTCGCATAGCGTGCCGTAGACGGCCTTAGTCCTGCCGGTCGATCGTTCTTTGCAGTAGTGGGCCTCGTCGACGATCAGCACATACTTCTTGCCGCGCACCACCCGAAGCACCGAGCCCGCTTTGTTGTAGCTGACGATGATCGCCCACCACCCCGCCTTTCGAAACTCCAGGATCGCTTCGCGCCATGACTCTTTGACGGCGGCCGGGCATACTACCACAACCAGCTTGGCGTCCACCAAGTCTGCACCATGAATGGCCACGTTCGTTTTGCCCACCCGCGGCTCGTGCCCGACGAGCGTAGCGAACCGGCGCGAGACATACTGGCCGTCTTCGCGCTGGTAGTCCCGGAGTTCTCTTGCCATCAGCGCGGCGGCGCCTCGAACTCAGCTCGAATAGCGGCAACCTCCCACTCCGACCTGTAGTTTTGCTTCGACTTCACCTCGACCTTGATGTCCTTTGTTGAGATGTCGATCCCAAGCTGCGACGATATGTGTGCAGCGATGGCCGCGTGGATGTCGTCCTCGGTCAGACTGATTTTAGCTCTCATGCTGCACCCTTGATCTCGTAGTGGCCCGGTACGCACTTGACCCGCCCCACACGCCACGACGGCTTGAAGTAGATCGGGTGCTTGACCTTCCAGTCGGCCAGTCCCAGCTGCGCGTGGATCATGCAGCTCATGAAGTCGACGTTCGGGTCCATGTCCGAGCTGGTGACGATCTCTTCGACGCGCGCCTCTTCGGCGGTACAATCCCGGTCGGGCGCGATGGTAGGTTGCTCGACCATCATGTGGCACATCACGGCGACGACAGTGACGATCATTGTGCACGCCTCGCTTCCAGCATGGCGTCGGCGTAGATGTAGGCGTCCTTAGCGGTGTAGACGGCAACACGGTCGAGGCGAGCGATAATGCCCGTCAGCGCTTGTCCGGCGAAGTAGTCGCGCAGAGTCATGCCTTCTTGTTGCATAAACCCACCGTGCGGGAATGCAGACTTGGTGTCTTTCATAGCTTCCTCCTGAGAATCGAAACGTGCTTGCTGACCACGGTGTTCTCGCAGTGGTCGGGTGAGATGTAATCGAGCGTGGCGCACGTGATGCAGCCCCAGCGCTTGCCGCGCTCACACGCCCGTGCCGCGCGCAGCGAAATCGTCTCGTCGGGATAGCCGCCGAACAGCGCGTTGATAATCTGGTCGAGCGCGACCAAAAGGTTGAATACGTATCGCCAGACGCGCTTCACAGCTTGGTCTCCAATCCACACTTGAGAATGCAAATCGCATCGGCCTCGTCTTCCGAGCCCGGCCGGTAACCCCACAGCCGTGCCGCCTCGATCATCGCGGCCTTCTTCGCGTTGCCCTTGCCGGTGGCGTGCTTCTTGATTTCCTGCACCGACAGGCCCTGGTAGGGCACGCCGAACTCGTCGGCGGTCTCGTGCAGCTTGTTGAGGAATGCACCATAGGCGTGGGCCGCAGCGGTCCCCATGTGCCTGTGCACTTTCTCGTAGAAGATCAGATCGACGCCGAGCGTCAGGTGATTGCGAAGCTCGATGCCGAACTTCGTGTAGCGCGTCGACGGGGAGTCGAATCGGGTCGGACTAAAATCCCATGTGCCGCTCATGAATACGCCGCCCTTACCGGCGGCGATATCAGTGCGGGCCCATCCTGTGTGCGTGCCGAGGTCGAGCCCCATGTATGCTTTCATCATTCGAATCGTCCTTTTGATTTTGGGTGATGCAGCGCCGTTAATACCCGCTGTGGGTGAGGTGCGTCAACTTTTTCTCCTTACGATCTTACAAAAGCGGTTGCGTTCATATGATTCGTCGTGTATGAGACCTACCATGGCTGACAGACCTGCCAGCGGCAGAAAAGGGAAAACGCCAATGACCGAAGATCAAATTAGAGCGCGCGTCGCGGAGATAGACGAGAAGATCGCAAATGCGAAACAGTGGGGCGCTATGATCACTGCGCTGGACGAAGAGCGCCGAGGGTTACTGCGCCTGCTATCGTCACGCCAGACAGAGGGGACGGTCCGATGAAACTCATCAATGTGATCCTGATCGACCCCTTCGCCTGCGAGGTCCGCGAGATTCAAATCGAAGCCGGCAACTTGCAGAGTTATTACGACGCCCTCTCGCACGAGAGCATGGCCGTCGACATCTTCACCACCGCCAAGCCGGGTATCCTCAAAGGTCTCGATGCGCTTTTCGTCGACGACGAGGGCCTCCTGAAGAACGCTCAGCGCTGGTTCGTGATGCCCACAGCCCATCAGTCGTTCGCCGGCAAGGGGCTGATCGTCGGGGCCGACAGCAGCGGTGACTCTACCGACGCTGCCACCGATGTGAGATTGATCCGCGCGATCACCGTGTTCGCCGAACCGAGCGGCGATGCACTTCGGGTGGTTCAGGCGCCGTGGACGCCGCCGCGCAATACGTGAAGTCGTAAAGGCCGTCAGAGAGTGGGGCGATCTCTGACGGCTTTCGTGCGCCCGCCCTGTAAGACGTGTCACCTAACAACGAGGTATCAATCACATGACGACGAAACCCAAGAAGTCGCTCGGCGAACTGAAGGCCGAGCAGCAAGAGCAGATCAAGGCGCGCGTGGCGCCGGAACGGAAACCCAATGTGGTGAAGAAGGGCTACGCCATGGGATCGCCCGGCCATGACCGCAGACGGCTCGATATCACGCTCACGCAGATCAAGAAGTACATCGACATGCGCGTTCCCCGCGTGGTCACCGACTCAGAGGGGGAAGAGACCGTTGAATTGGTCCGCGACACCGCCGTCTGCACCGCAGAGCGTCGCAACTACGTCAGCCGCGGTCTGCTCGGTGCTCCCTCGAAGACCGCGAAACAACGCCGCCGCAACAACCGCGTTTCGGCGGTCGGCACCAAAGGCACCAAACCCCCGAAGAAGTCCTGGCACAAGTCGAAGAAGGCAGCCTGACACATGAAACATCCCCCGCGCTTCACCCGCGAAATCGGCACGGAACTCGGCGACAAGCTCGTTGTCCAGATCACTCCCGAGAACAACAAGTGCGTTGTGCTCGGCGATGTGGAGATGTGCACGGCGGTCACGCTCGACCCGCGCGCAGCCAACCAGCTCGGCCACGCCCTGATCACGGCAGCCCGCCTGGCCGCCATGAACACCCTCGACCCCATCCCGGCGAAAGCGGAGGTCGGCCAATGATAGTTGTCGACCGGGAAACGTTCGCGCGCCTGCACGCGCTGGCTAGCCATCCTAGTGCCTGGTTCACCATCAACGACCTGGTGGCGTGGATGAAGCAGAGCGAGCAGGACATCGAAGGCTTCGTGTCGCTGGTGCAGCTGCAACTCGACGTGATGGCGGCCTTCAGCACGTTCTTCGCAGCGCGCGGAAACGCACAGGAAACTTACCCCGTCATGGCGGCCACCGCCGGCTACACGCTGGCTCGGCTGTCAAGTCAACACCCCGTGGAAGGGCAGGAGGCAGGGCAGATCGTAGTGAACCAGTGCGCGCAGGTCTTCACGGCCAGCTGTCAGGTCTCATGGAAGCCGGTGCAGTGGGTCAAGCAGCCCTCCGTTGAAGTCCCTCATTCCGTCAACTGAAAGCATCACATGACCATCGAAACATCGTCTGAATATCAGACCACCGTCAAGACCCGCCGGCTGTTCGGCAATCTCACCGAGCACTTGCAGCAGATCGACAAGCGCATCACCGAGCAACTCGAACTCGGCGCGCGTATGCGGAACTCGCTTGGGCAGATCATGCTCACGCTGGCCCATGTCGAGGCCCTCTATGTCGACAACTGCGTGGAGCGCCGCAAGGCCGAAGAGCAGCTCGCCGAGAAGACTCAGCAGCTTGACGATCTCGCCGGCAAGTTGAGCGAAAGGATTCCGCAGTCCAGCGTTATTGCCGGTGCGGTGGCGGTCAGTCTTGCAGGCGTTCAGACTCAGGCCGATCGGATCGCGACCGATCGCTACGTGAAGGACACCGAAAAGGGTCAGCCCATTCCCGGCGTCGAGTATGTCACCGCCGACTGGTTCCTCTACAACCTGATGATCTCGCGCAAGGTCTTCGACAAGCTGGTCATCTCGCGCGAACTGCCGGAGCATGACGCGGTGGAAGAAGGCGGTCAGGGCAGGCCCAAGTTCCTCTGGATCAAGCACAAAGCCGACGCGGCCTGCAACACCTTCAGGAAGAAGCCGACCAGGAAGGGGGGCCGCGCTCTGGCCTAGCCTCCAGCTATTTAATTGACAGTCGTGTAAGGCGTGTGAGATGACAAGCCTTCACGACCCCCAAAACACGATCGGCCGTAGCTTCGGGGTGAACCCTGACTACGGCCGATCTGCCGAAAGGGACCGCGCCAACGCCAATCAGCAACGGTCGAGTCCTCCTACCATGTTCGTGACGGGAAGGCTATGGCAAATCAAGACGATGCGCGGCGCGTCCAGAACAAACACAATGCGATGGCGCTTGCGCGCAACGGCATCCCTGTATTCCCTTCGAGCGGCAAGGTTCCGCTCATCAAGCTATACAATCGGCGTGACACCGAGATCAGTCCCGAGGACCGCGCAGCCGCAATCGAGAAGGCGCGCGAAGAGGGGAACACTAACGCTACCGTGTTCGTCGGCGCGACCTGCGATCCCGATCTCGTCAAGCGGATGTGGCGCGCTCCCAATTGGGATGCCGTGCCTAGCATCCCTTGCGGCCCCGCGCGCCTGGTCGTGCTCGACGCCGACACAAAGTTCAACGGCCCGGAGCTGATCGCCAAGCTGTTCGAATCCCACGGTGGTGTGCCCGATGGCACCCCCATCATCACGTCGCAATCCGGCGGCAAGCACTACGTTTTCAGCGATCCCGACAACGCCTTCACCAACTCGGCCGGCGCGCTGAAGAAACAGTACGGCTGCGATGTCAGAGGCCGCGGCGGTCAGTTCGTGGCCCCTGGCAGCATCCGCGAGGACGGCAAGACCTACGGCGACTCCAAGACGCTCAAGGACTTCATCGCCGCCTACACCGCCGGCACCATCCCTCCGCTGCCGGATTACATCGTCGAGCTGATCGGAACATCGTCGTCAGAACTCGGCGAAGAGATCGCGCCGTCGAAGGAGCGCGAGATCATCAAGCAGCTCAGCGAAGCCGAGGTCCCCGAGTGGGAAGACCTCTGCACGCCGCTCGGCGATTATGACTTCGACAAGCTGCAATCTGAGAACACCGAGTTCAAGCAGCTCTTCACGGCGCCGGGTGACGACTGCTCGGACAACCGATTCAAGGCCGCGCGTCACGTCATGCGTGAGTGGCCCCACATGCCGCCGGAGCATCTCGCATCGTTCTTCCTGGCCTATGATGGGGCCGGAGAATACACCGACGAGAAGCCTCGGTCAGGCGAATACGACAACCGTCAGACCGCACGCGAGTGGCTGAAGAATCAGGGCCTGTCCAAATCGTCGACCGGCGAAGCGTTCGGCGCCGTCGTCGACGAGGACGAGCACGACAGCGAAGAGCACCCCACTGCGCCGCTCGGCACAATGTATTACGCCAACGATGCAGCGTTCTATTCGGCCACGGATTTCATCATCGAGAATCTGTGCGCGCCGGGCCAGCTCGGCGTGATCTACGGTGCGTCCAACGTCGGCAAGACCTTCGCCGTGATCCATCTCGGCGATTGCGTGGCCGATGGCAAGAAGTGGTTCGGCAAGCAGACCGAGAAGTCCGGTGCGCTCTACATGTTCGCCGAGGGCAAGGACCAGTTCAACAATCGACTCGCCGCGTATCGCAAGCGCTACCCGAGCGACACCAAGGGCATGATCGTGCACAAGGGCATTCCCCCGATCGCACAGACATCCGGCATCAAGGCGATCGGCAAGGCGATCGAAGAGGCCAACGCGTGGCAGGCCGCCAACAACCTGCCGCCAGTGCGCCTGGCGTTCATCGACACGTTCGCCAAGGCCGTTGCCGGCGCCGACGAGAACAACGCCAAAGAGATGCAGCCGATCCTCAACGCGCTGCGCAAGATGGCCGAGAAGCACGGGGTGTGCGTCATCATCGTCCATCACACCGGCAAGGACACCACGGCCGGGTCGCGCGGCAGCTACGCCATTTACGCGGACGCCGACTTCGAGCTGGAACTGCTCAGCCCCGAGACGGTCAGGAAAAAGAAGCTGAAGATCGACATCAAGCCGGGACAGATCGCGATCCTCTCCGACAAAATGCGCGACGGCAGCAAAGGCGGCGCGGCCCTGTTCCGGCTCGAAGAGATCGAGCTCGGCACCAACAAATGGGGCAACCCCGCTACCTCCGTGGTCGTGGTTCCGATCGAGGCTCCTACCGGGGAAGCCATGGGACCTGTCACGGATGACGAAGAGCCCGCCACCCTCAAGGACGAGCTGACCCCCGAGGTCAACCGATCCGACGACGAGGGCCGGCTGAAGCTCTGCGCCAGGATCATCGCCATAGTGAAGCAGGTCGGCAAGCTGGTCGGTAAGGAGGTCCACGCCGACGTAGAGGCTGTGCGGCTCTCCCTGCCAGCCCTTCAGGCCCTCTACGACGAGGCTGGGGCCGACAACTTCGCCAGGGCGTTCAAGCGCCGGGCGTTCGGCGGCCAGGAGACCAAGCGCTTCGTGCCGGCGGCGGACGGCTACCTGCTTTACAGCCCCGCTCGCGGCAAGAACGGGAGCATGCTCGTGTTCAGGCCCCGATAGCAATCCGGCGATCTTCGAAACGACTGAACGACTTACAGCCGCCCTCCGGGGCGGCTTTTCTTTTCCTTCCGGGCGGAAGGAAGGCCGGAAGGAATGCCGGAAGGAATAGGTTTAAGTCATTGATTTCATTGAGGTGAGTCGGAAGGAATAGAAACGGAAGGAATAGCGGAAGGAATGGAAGGATTGAAAGGCCGCGAGTGGAAGGAAAGGCGGCGGATCATCTTATTGAATGTGCAGTGCTTTTCGGTTTCTTCCTTCCGATCTTTTCCTTCCATTCCTTCCACTCTCAGGCCCTACGCCTTTCCTTCCACACCACCCCCGTAGGGGGTGTGGAGGGAATAGGCAACGCGTCTGGAAGGCGGTTGTCGTGACGTCGATCAGTCGATTGGTCGGGTAGTCGGTCAGTCGATTGGTCGATTGGTCGGTCAGCCTGACAGCCAGGATCATGGTGGGGAGATTTAATTGACGACGGAAGGTGCGTCAGCTTACACACCTACCGTACCCCCAGCATTCCGAGGTTCCATGTCCGTCCAGTTCACCGCCCCCAACGGCCAGCCGGTAATCATCCGGCACCCCGACCAGGTCGTCGCCTTGCGCGGCTACGCCAAGACCTGTCCCGAGAGCGGCGAGGTCCGTGAAGGCACTATCGTCATGTTCGAGAATGGCGAGCTGGTTTGGCTGAAGGGCCGACCCGAGGTGATCGAGGCGGCGCTGGCCGCTGAGTGTAAAATCAAGCGCGAAGAGCCGTCGATCTGATGACAGACGCAATGCGCGCCGTGCTCGACGGCACCGATCCATCCACCGTCCTCGTGCGCGTTCGCACGGCCGAGGGCGTCTCCCTGGCAACGCGCAAGGATTACGGCCGCCCGATCGATTATCTCCGCTACCGCGTCAAGGCGCCGATCAGCGACGCGCAGTTCATGGCCGCCGAGTTCTACATCGGCGACTATCACGCGATCTCACAGGTCGGCTCGAACACCGCGGCCACCATCAACCACATGGTGATGGCCGTGCCGATCACGCCGGACGAGCGTCGCATGCTCGACCAGGACGGCATCAACGGCGGCCGCATGCACGGCAAGGGGGACTGCGGCGGCGCGCCGAAGGACCCGAGCGACCGCATGCTTCACGCGGCATTCGCGTTGAAGCAAATCGACAAGCTACTCGACAAGGTCGTCATCGAGCTGCTGCGCGATCTGCTGATCCGCGAGAACACCGTGGGCACGATTGCGCAACGCTGGCGATGGTCGCCTGAACAGGCCGGCGTGATGGTGCGCTACGCGCTGCATCGCCTAGTCGACGCCTACGAGAGCGTCAACGAAGACTTCGCAACCTACCTTCGGCAGGAGCGCCAGCGCTCGAATGAAGGCAACCCCCGCGACAGGAGCCCCCGATGAAATCCCTCGACGAGCTGTTCAAGACGATCATGTCGATTCCGTTTATCGACACGAACACCAAAGTTCGTGCCGGCTTCCTCCGCACGAAACTCTGCGGCCAAGGCTGCGGCTACGACATCTTCAACCTGTTTGGATTTTGACATGCGCAACATTGCCGTGATGACGGGCGCCGCGGGCGCCGGCAAGACCACGATCGCGAAGTATCTCGTCGAGCACTGCGGCTACCACCGCATTCGCTTCGCAGGCCCGTTGAAGGCGATGGCCGCGGCGATGGGACTGAGCGAAGACGAGATCGACGGCCACCTGAAGGATACGCCCTCTTCGAAGCTTCAACTTGGTACTATCAGCCGAGGATTCTTTCGACCCGAGTTGGTTCACGCCATCGTCCCTGACGCGATCCCGGAGCGCGTGCATGATCCACTGGACGTGTTCGGCGGGTGGTCGCTTGAAGAAGCTATGACGATGCTCATGTACGTAGTGTTGAAGTGCATCGTCCAAGCAGGTACGCGGGGTGCCACACCTCGTTCATTGATGCAGATGATCGGCACCGATTGGGGTCGCAAGATGATCCGCGAGGACCTGTGGGTCGACATGTGGCGTCAAGCCGTTGCCGCCACGCCTTATAACGCAGACATCGTGATCGACGATTGTCGCTTCCCGAACGAGTTGGACGAATGCAACGCTTTGGGTCGAACGTTGGTCTTCCGCGTCGAGCGCGATGCACCCTCGGTGCTGACGGGAGAGGCCGAGAAGTCCCACGAGAGCGAGAAATACTCGCTACCGTTCGATTTTTTGGTTCGAAATAACTCGGTTCCGGCGGACGCTGGCGAGTTCGTGCGCCATCGTATTTGGCGTAACCACCTTGATTCTGCTAAGTTTGTCAGGGTGGGAACCTGACATATACGCCAGGTGGGAGAATTAGTTGACACTCCCGGTCTCAACCGCTATATCTCCCTACGTTGCGACAAGTGGGTGAGGCAGCCGGATCGGTTTGTTACCCGGTGTCACCTTGTCGCTTTTGATCACACAAGCCCTCGAAGCTCCCCAGCTTCGAGGGCTTCGCATTTCTAGGAGCCCCATCATGGGATGCAATTGCGGAAAACGCCGCGACCTCACGGTGAAGGCGGTGAAGAACATCAGCTCCGGCAATCTGAGCGCCGCGCGCCAGAACGCCCAACGCTTTGTGCAAACGCTGAAGGTCGACGCGCGCAAGATCAGCCGCTCGATCCTCAACAGCCGCCCGCGGTAATGCGCGATGGCCGGCACGCAAACGAGATACAGCGGCCCGGTCAAATCGTATCGGCAAGCGCACGGCGTGTATCCGCGCGCTGCGTCAGCCGGCGAAGGCGGCGTGATCCGAGTCGATCTCACCGATGCGATGTCGCGCCTCAATGTGGCGCTGAGCGTCTATTCGCAAGAGGTCCAACGCCGCGCGCTCTACAACGCGATCAACAAACTCGGCAGCAAGCTGCTCACAGTTGTTCGTCGCGACGTAGCGCAGCAGTCGGGCGCGAAGTATGGCCGCGTCATGAAGGCCATCAAGGCCGATCGCGCGCACCCAAATCGATTGTTCTTTCGCATCGTCGCGACTGACCAGGCGATGAAGGTCAGCGACTTCGCTCGTTCGTTGACGCCTGGCGCGAAAGACCCAAGCGCGCGCCCGTGGAATAAATCGCGCCGCTTCAAAGGCGCGTTCGTGATCCGCTTCAAGAGCGGCGCCACCGAGATCGTCAAACGCATCGGCCGGCACAACAAAGGCGGCAAGATCAGAACCCTGTGGGGTCCGATCATCCCGAAGGAAATGGTGCGCGCCGGTAGCCCGAGCGTAGCACATATCACGAGCGCGTTGCCGGATCAGCTGGCGCCTGTGCTCATGCACGAACTCGAACAAGCCGTTGCGCGCGCCAAGGCGGCGAGCGGCACTTAACCGCGCTGTAGTCTAATTAGGACCCTCGGGGCACCGAGGTGGTGCAGGTATCGAATCCTGTCAGCGCGACCAGATTTCATCGGAGAGCGCATGATAGCAACCAAGATGCTTGAGCTTGTCATCACTGCGTGGATCGGTTCACACCCGATCACGTACACTCTGCCGAAGGTTTACGCGCTCACGAGCGGCGCTTGCGAACGACAGGCCGAGCTGCTTGAGTCCAAGAAGCGCAAGGGTGCACGGGTCTCGATCGCGTGTGTGCCTACTGACGCGCGACGGGCATAGCCCCCTCTGAACGATTTTTCTCAGAACGACTGAACGAAAATTCGCAGAACGAGAATCCAAAAATTCATGTTCTGCGCAACGAGACGAACGGCATCATCAAGGGCGAGACAACGCAACGAAAGGGATCAACGACTCGAACGAGTCAACGATCACCATTACATCGAAGCGCTTCACGATCTTGCCGTTCAACCAACAGCGCGCGAAAGCGCGGAGCCCGGCCCGCGTATGTGGGAGGCTCACTAGGCGACGCGGACGGGGGTCACGCGTGTCTGGTTCTGTGCAGCCCACGACGACGAAGTAGACGACCTCTTGCGCTGGCGGGAGCGCGGTTGTTCGAATGCCGTCGTGGGCTGCTCCCGTCTGATCACGCGCGCACGCGCGCGCACGGCTAAAAAATTTTCTGAGCGATTCTGTTTTCTGAGACGAAAGTGCGCTTTTCAGGTTTGGCCGGATTGTTGACTTTTTAGTTTCGTCAGTGCTCACAAAGCACTCGACTTGAGTCCTATCGATCTATGCGCGCTCGCGGCCGGTGTGGCATTTCGATAAATCCGCAACATGGGGCTATAACCGCATTAGAGCGTCGCCTATTCGTTTGTCCGGTTACCCGGTGTTTGGTAGCTTTCATGCCAGACAAACGAATGAGCGCTGCATCTAGCCAAAGAAAAAGCCGCTGCGATCGGATCACAGCGGCAAATAAAAAAGCCGCTGCGAATTGTCGCAGCGGCGTTTGACTGTTTCCCTGACGCCTTAGCGCCAGGGCGAAGTCATGGCGGTTCGATAACTACCGAATCGCCCTCGCCGCTGGAAGCGGCGCATGGTGGGAACGATGCGAGCGCAAAGCACGTCATGGCGTATTCGCGGTTTGTCATTGTGGTACGCTTTCCAGGGCTAGTTGGCTACGCGCGTAGCGATTTTGTCAATTAGTTTACCGTCGCGTTCCCATACCTTGGCCGCCGCACTGTCTTGCCAATTGGAGCGCAAGTGAATCGCTTTTTCGAAACAAACGTTCCCGATTGCGCTAAGCACGCCTTTAAGACCGTGCTTGTCGATTAGCGACTCCAGCTCGTTTTGCATTTCGGTATTGTCAGACATTGGCGTTTGATCCTTTCGATTTGGACTCGTCAGTAGCGGCACAACCGCTAGACCGCGCGCTAGGCGCGGTTTCGTCCTAGCAGGAAACGATGGCGAGCCAATCTCCGGGTTTGCCTATGTACATCGTTCCTGCGTTGCTTATCTGGCATGCCTTGACGCGATACCACCGGCCTTGCCATTTCACCTCATAAGGCGTCGGTAACGCACGCCCGTAACCGGACGTGGTGCGGCCTTTGCGCGGCTCTTGGCTGACGCGGTGCGCGACCTTGACGGTCTGGCGAGGCTCATTGCCTTTTCCGAAGTGCAAATAAAACTGTTCCGGTGTCATCGTTCGCCCCTCTCGCGGTTGTCCAACCGACCTTCGCAGGAACAAAGGTGCATCAAGCATTCGCCTAGCTCTTTCGCGGCTTCGGAGTATGTGAGGCCTATGCAAACCTGCTTGCCATACTCAACCGTGAATCGATTGCGGCCAGTTTGCCAAAGTCGAATTGGGAATGACCCGTTTATTTCTTCAAAACACAGCGTTCGTTTCATTGGCGTTGTTTCCTTTCGATTGGGACTCGTCAGTAGCGGCACAACCGCTAGACCGCGCCAGCGCGCGGTTTCGTCCTTACCACCGCGCGTAGTCTGGCAAAGACTCGAAAATGTTGTCGCATATGCCTTCATACAAAAGAGCGGCGTGGAGATCGCCACGCGCGCGGCACTGCATCGCGGTTGCCTTGTTAGAAGCGTAGTTCGCCAAAGCACGCGCGGCCGTTACTGTCCCCTCGCCAGTGCGACCGAATAGCTCGACTCGATTCGCTTTGGTTGCGCGACTGTATTTGCTCCAAAACGTCATGAGTTCATCCGCGTGCATCGCGTCCAAATTCAACGTGTCAATAATTGGCATGGCGTTGTTTCCTTTCGATTGGGACTCGTCAGTAGCGGCACAACCGCTATACGGGGCCGAAACCCCGTTTCGTCCTATTCGGAATTCATGACGCGCGCGGCGGCGCCTGCACCGTATCGGTGCTCGAAAGCTTCGCAGTTCGTATCAGTGGGGCTTGCGCGCAACTCGACGATGTCGCGGTAGTCAATGTCCGGCCATCGTTCGTCTATGACGACGCCCATGGGCGGAATGGTCACGATGGATTCTTCGTCAACCCATTGCGGCCATATGTGCGCGTCGCCATGTGCGAACGCGGCGCCAGGTACGATGGCTTGCAAGCTGGCGAGAATGCGAAGCACTGCGAGCCGTCTTTTACGTTGCTGCTTTTTGGTCATTGTCATTTCCCTTTGTGTGGTTAGGTGACACGGGTTACACTTCGCGCAGCATTTCTTCCAGCGCGCGACCGATAGTAGTGTCGGGAATGTCGCAAAAGCCATATCGGCCATATTGCCAAACCGGCTCGCTAGAAAGCCAGTGGTAACGGGAGCGAACGTCCATGGCCATTCGCACTTTTTCGCGCGGGGAAAGGCTATCCCAATAGTCGGCGGATTCGTTCCACTCCAATTCCGACCAATGGTCCTCATTTATGGCGGGGTAATCAGCGAGCTTGGCTTTGATATCGTCGGCAATTTCGAGCGCCTTGGAATCATCTTGATGAATGGCGATCCATTCCACCCACCCTACCGCCCAATGAGATTCGCGAACTACCTGGACCGTATCGGACTCGCCTCCGATTGCTTTGAGCATGCATTCGAAGTTAGAGCGTTCAAGTGCGTCGCTATCGCGTGACTGGCCGACTCCGCTTGAATAGTAAGCCGGCCAAACGGCGCCGGTATAGTTGCTTGGCATAGTCCAGAGCTTCAAGTGCTTTGGTTCATACATGGCGTTATACCTTTCGAGTTGTGAGGTGACACAACTTACAAGCTAGATAGCTTGTATGACTTCGTAGCCAATATCGCGAAGGTATTCGAAACCTTGCATACGGTAGCAATCTAGAAAGCCTTCCTGCCCGTCGTTACGCTCGCCAGAGATAAAGTTAGCAAAGCGATAACCACGCGGCGGCTTTGCATCGCGCGGAAACACGGTGCAACCTTTCGGCGGCTTTTTGTTTTTGCCGCAATGGTCGCTCAATTCGTGGCCATCAAACCACATGCCGGATAGCGCTGACGTAAACTTATCATAACCATATCCGCCAGCGCTGGCGCTCTGAAAACAATAGTCGCGTGCCGTGCGTTTCGCGTTCTTCGCGGCCGCCGCGCTACGTTCGGCGGCTTTGTCGCTTTGAAACAAGTTCACTAGGCATGTTCCGCCGTCGCTGAAATGGACAAGGCATGTGCCAACCTGCTTTCCGCCTTTGAGGATCACATAGGCGGAAATGGATTTTCCTGCTTTGGTTTCGCGTACGTATTTGATCATGGCGTTTGATTCCTTTCGCTTGTGAGATTGTCAGATTAGCGAGCTAACACGTATGACGCAATAGGCGCGCGAACGCCTTTCACAGCGTTGTGTTTGTAGGAGTCGTGCTGGCGCATGGCGCAACCGACTGCGGCGAATGCAATGACAACCGCGATGCTAAGCGCGATCGTAACAGCTTGGCATAGAGCAATGAAATAGGCGCGCAACATGTGCTTATCCTCTTCGCGCGATGCAGAACGAAAAACAAAGGCGGCCGATACGGATAAACCGCAGGCCGCCGACTCGTTTTGTGCTGATACTGAAGGCGCTCATGGCCACGCCTCAACAGAAGCAAGTTGAATGACGTTGAAATGGGGTGAGTCGCGATACTCGGATATGTCGGCGCTTACGCGCGGCGCATTACGCGAACCCTCTGCACTTCGCGCCCATACGTGATATCGCTTGCCTTCATTAGTGACGGCAACGCGTCCCCCATCACGGTGACCGTAAACGGCATTGATGCGAGATGGATACTTACCGCGATATGGCTTTGGTTTTGTCATTTGGCGTTGTCCTTTCGACTTGTGCGGGGCAGAGCGCCGCGCGCAAGGCGAGTTAGATCACAAACCTAACAGAATGACAAGCGCCTATCGTGCATCCTCACAAAGGAAAGCGCGCACGCACGCGCGGCTAAGGAAAGCGCGCATGCACACTCGCCCATGCACACACGCGCGTAGCAAGGCCTATGCCAAGCTGTACACGCCATGCACAAACCGCATGCAAAGCAAGCGCCGTGCCACGTTGGCTAGCGTCGAGCTGACATAGTGCGTGAACGCCTAGTGTCTCTATGTTTCCAATGACTTAGACCGCGCTGTAACAAAGCGTGATAGCCCGCGCAATTTTGTTGCGGGTCCCTGCTAGGCCCACCCCCTCCCACCGGGGGCAGTCGCCGCCCCCGAAAGATGCGCAGATTTAAGCGTTTTTGCCCACTCTTGATCGCTTGCGCGGTCGAGCCCACCCATCGGAGTTTTGCATGGCTAGCAGCCCTTATAGGACGTTTTCGGCTTCGCGCATGCAAACCAATGCGGCGTGGGAGAGCCCGTCGATCAGTTTGCGCGCCGGGTCGCCGGCAACGCTCGTCGATCTCTCGTCGTGGACGCTTGATGGCGTCGCCATCGGCCAGAAGTGCGGTCGCATCAAGCTCACGGAAGCAAACGGCAAGATCGTGATCGCGAGCACTACGGAATTCAAGGTCGCTCTTACGCCCGCCGACATGGCGCAGCTCGGCGCCGGGACGGTCACTATCGAGGTCATGCGTCGCGATCCTGCGCCTGTGCGCCCGATTGTGCGACTGACAGGCCAGAACGAGCTGGGGGTCGCATGACGGACCTCATCATTGATCAGATTTACCCGGCGCCACTGCTCGTCGAGACGCCGGACGACGACATTCAAATCCTTCTCAGCGCTGCGGAGCAGGGACCGCCCGGTTCGCAAGAGCTGAAAGTGCACGAGGTCGTCTCTACCGACATCACCGAGATAGATTACGCGAAGGGGGAGTGGCAAGTTCTCTCGCTTCAGACTGATATCTCGCAATTGAACGTCGTGAACTGGCCGCCGGCTGGCAAAGCAGCGCGTCTCGTTCTCGAAATCAATAACACGGGCGGCTTCAGCATAGAAGCGTGGCCCGCGAACACAAGATGGGTCGACGGCCCGCCAGCGATCACGCTCGGCGCGGGGAAAGACGACCTGATCGTTCTCTCAACCGGCAACGGCGGCGCGAAAATCTTCGGAAGCGTGGTCGGCCAAGACTTCACCCCATAGGGATCACACCAACATGGCAATCCAGCTCTCCGTTGCTGTTCGCAACGCGCGCCTTGACGCGATCGAAACCGTGATCGGCACTGGCGCAAAACTGCAAATCTACTCCGGCACGATGCCGGCCAACGCCGCCGCTTCGGCAACCGGCACCAAGCTTGCGGAAATCACGTTGGCCACCGATTGGGCCGCCGCGGCTGCGAGTGGCTCGAAGAATTTCAACAACACGCCGCTGTCGACGACAGGTCTATCAGGGGCGGCCGGCGGTACGAACGCTGGATATTTTCGTCTTGTCGCTAGTGACGGCACGACTTGCGGCATGCAAGGCACCGTCACCATCACAGGCGGCGGTGGCGACATGACCGTCGACAATCTCTCGATCGCGTCGGGCCAGGCCTTCAACGTGACGGGATTCTCCCTCACCGACGCCAACGCCTGATTTCACAACCTCTTACAAACGCGGAGCATACCTATGTCCGGTACTTGGAACGTTACTGCCTCTTACGACAAGTCGAGCTACAACCAGGGTGATGTCATGGCCATCGCCATTGTGGGCAACTACGTCGCCGACGTGGTCTCGCAGCAGCAAGCCGGCCCTTACTCGTTGGAGCTGACCGCTGATGACGGCACGAAGACCAACATCTCCGTGCCCGCCGTTCCGGTGAGCGTGACCAACCACATTTCGAATAACGTTCGGATTACAGCTGTCACCCCCTCGGACGGCCGCACGTGGACCCTCGCAGCTGACGGCAAGAGCGTCAGCGCAGTCGCCTAAAACAGGTTCACCACCAAAGGGAGAGCCGTTAATGTCCGTCACGCTCACGGTCACAGCCGATGACGGCTCGACCAAGCAACTTGTGCTGGCCGATCCAGTCGTCAACTCAGCCACGCCGGCCAATTTCCGCAACGTCTCTTCGGTGCCGTATGCGGCCCGAACGAACACGACGGTCAACAAACCGTCCGGCACGGTCGACAAAGATGTCATGTTCGCCGAAGTGTTCGTGTTCAGTGGGCAGGGCGCTACCGTAGCGCTTACTGCGCCAACCGGGTGGGTACAAATCGGCTCTCCCGTCATCGTGACGGATGTTGCGGGATACAGCGCAGCGTTCTACTTGTTTTGGAAGCGGGCGAGCAGCGAGGGCTCTAGTTACGTCTTTGCACATGCCGCCGCGTCTACGGAGATCGTCATCTCGTCGTGGTCTGGATGTATCGAAACGGGATCGCCTATCGGTGCGACCTCGTCGAACAGTGGCCAGGGGACTTCTACTTCGGCTCCGAGCATCACTACCACGGCGGCAAACTCACGCGCAATCCTGGCGCAACACGGATGGGACGCAGGCACGTTCACTCCACCCGCCGGTATGACGAAGCGATTCGAGGACCTCGTGTTCCTCGCCGACTATTTGGTGGCGTCCGCCGGCCCCACGGGGGCGAAGACCAGCACCGTGCCCGAGGGTCCTTGGGTTGCTCGACTGGTCGAGCTGAAGTCTAAGTCAACGGTGGTCGCTCCGACCGCTCCGAACATCGGCAACGCGAGTTTCTCGCTTCAGCTGCCTGTGTCGAGCGGTGCGGCGGTGGGTTCTATCGCCAACACGGGCGGCAGTGTCACGAGCTGGTCGATTACGGGCGGCAACGCCTCCGGCTATTTCGCGATCGACACCGCCGGCAACATAACGGTGACGGCCGCCGGAGCCTCGGGGCTGACGGCGCAGACGTACTCGCTAACGGTGCAGGCAACGAACAGCGTCGGCAGCAGCGCAGCCGCTACGTCTGTGGCGGTGTTGGCACCCCCATCATCATCGTCCTTCGACATTTCGCTCATACCTCTCTCAAAGAGCGATCCCAGGTTCGCTAACAACACTCCAGGCCCCACCGGGCCGGCACTTGTGGGTGGGACGCTGACCAACAAGACATGGGATAAGTCACCGGGATATCCCGATGGCGATGCCGTTTTCGCATGGCGGCCGGCTGCGACGCCAGCCACGCTCAGCATCATCAAGAGTTTGATGGATGCACGCGAAGGACCACGTATCGGTGGTGGGGCGACTACCACGGGCGCCGTGATCAAACTTGATCAGGACTTCATCAACGTAGTCGGCATGGGTGACGATCATCCAGACGGGCTGCAATTCTTTGCCAATCAAGGCAGTGATGGGCGCGCGACCTGTATCATCACCAACAGCTGTATTTGGAGCTACACCGACGCACAGGCGGTGGCGAAATACGGATCAGCATTCAAGGGCTCCGACTGCATTCAGTACGCTGATGGTTTTGGCGGCCGGCTGGACGTGATCAACAGCGCGTTAGTGAGCGGCCAGGGCTTTACCATCAACATCGGCGCCGATGATGGCAGTACCATCGAGGTCAACTTCGACCATGTCTACGTCGTAGGAAATTCCGGTCTGCTCTTCGCGCAGAAGGGCTCCGGTGTTTGCACCATCAAAACCTGGAACGAAGTAAGGAACGCCACGATAGTGAACGGCGTGCTTGTGCCTGGCTCCTTGATCTCGAAGCCGACCGTTCGACAACTGTAAGACAGCCCATTGCGGTTGTTAGAGGGGAAGCCCAATGGCAATCGCAGTAGCGTCTACCAGCAACACGCCGAGTCTCGGCACGAGAGTCAATACTACGATCACGGCACCGTCCGGTATCACGGACGGTGAACTGCTTGTCGCAGAATTGCACGTCGGCGATCTGTCAGCTCTTCCGGCGCTCGCGGTTACGCCGCCCGCCGGTTGGTTTGAGGCGCCTAACAGTCCGGCGGCAATTTCTGCGAGCGGCTACACCATCGCTATCCACACCTACCTCAAGGTGGCATCGGGGGAGAGTGGGGACTACACGTTCACCCACACTTCGGCCGATACCGAAGGGTTTATGTACAGGCTAACCGGCGCCGATCCGGTGAACCCGCTCGACGTGACTCCCGTCGCGCAAGTCTCGATTGCCGGAAACGGCACGACGACGAACTACCCGTCAATTACGCCGATCACGAACGGCGCTTTTCTGATTTACGTCGAGTCTGTTTGGGACGCGGTTGGCGCTGGCGCGATATCGGGGACGACCCCGACCATTACAGCGCGGCGGACCGGCTCCATCAGCTTGATATCTGACGGCACGCAGACGACGGCGGGTGCGACAGGCGCCCGAACCCGAGTCAACGGAAACGGCGGCACAGGTCTGGATCACCCGTGGGCATCGTTTGTCCTCGCTATTCGACCGGCAACTGGCGCTTCCGCGATATCCGCTTCGGTCTCGTCGACCTTGGGCTCCTTGAACGCTTCTGCTTCAGGGACCGTGGCCAACAATGGAAGCGCAGCTAAGACGCTTGGCGCGCTCACCGCGTCGGCTCAGGCCGGCAATCCGGTAGCCGCCGCTGCAACGGCTACGATGGGGTCATTGCAGTCGGTAGCGGCTGCCGCTAATCCGATCACGGCCCAATCTTCGAATACGCTCGGTGTGCTGGTAGCGGCGGTGACCGCCACCCACCAGGTGGCCGGACAGGTTTCAGCTACGCTCGGTGCTCTCACCGTGTCGGGGCAAGCATCGCACGCGGTGACAGCCGCGGTAGCGGGGACGCTAGGCACACTGCAAAGCGGGGCAGTTGCTACCAACGCCGTAACGGCACAGGTCGCGAACACGCTAGGTCTATTGACCGTGTCGGCGCAGGCTACCGCGCCGATCCCTGGCGAGGTTTCGGCACAGGTCTCGGCCACTCTTGGGCCAATCTCTGCGTCCGCGCAGGCTTCGTCTCCAATAGCGGCGCAGAGCCCGGTTACGCTCGGCGCGCTTACTGCGTCGGCCGCAGCCGCGCATCCGGTTACGGCGCAGACCACGGTCACGCTCGGAGCGCTTACTGCTTCGGCGGCAGCTTCGCATGCGGTAACAGGTCAGGCCGTAGCCACGCTCGGTGCGCTCACTGTGTCGGCGCAGGCTACCGTGCCGATACCCGGACAAATTGCAGCGCAGGTCGCGGCCACGCTTGGTAGCCTCAGTGCGTCGGCGACGGCTTCACATTCGGTGGCAGCCGCAGTTGCCGCCTCGCTCGGTGCTCTGACCACGTCGGCGAACGCTTCGCATCCCGACACAGCGCAGGTCGCGAGCACGCTCGGCGCTCTCACGGTCTCGGCCCACGCAGGTAACCCTGTGACTGCACAGAGCGTAAACGCACTCGACGCATTGACAGCAACTGGCACCGTGGAGGTGCCGGTAAAAGCGTTCGTTTCCGCTGCGCTTGAATCTCTGACCGTGAACGCTCGCGCACGTAACCACCCAAAGGCGGTTACCTCGGGCGCGTTCATGCTCATCTGAAAACAGGAGGCCAACGGCCTTTACACCAGGAGTCCCGCTATGCCCGCAACCTACACCCCACCGTACCCGTTCGTCGAGATTATATGGGACGATGCGGCTAGTAATTCGGCGACATGGGTGACCGCGGACGAGATCACGGGACCCGAACAAGTCATCACGCGCGGGTGGCTTGTCAAGGAAACAGACGCATACGTCGCGCTCGCTAGCTCTGTCGCCAACGAAGAACTGCACGAAGAGACGGTTGGCAACACGATGACGATCCCGAAAGGAATGATCGTGTCGCGACGCGAACTGAAGCTCTCTACATTGCGGCCGAAAAAGCCGAAGAAGGGCGTGGAGAGCAATGCCGCCTGAGTTGCCGAAGAAGCTCCCCGCAAAGGGCATCTCGATACTCTTTGGCGTCAGTGAGCAACGCATCTCCCAGCTGAAGCGCAAAGGC